TCGAGCGAGTGCGCTCTGAGGTCTATGCTGAGCGGGACGACGGAGAGGAAAAGACACAAGCCGCCACTCGTCAGGCTTGGTCCCAAGGCGTCAAGAAGCTCCAGTCGAGAGGCCTGATCGCCACCCGAACGGGGTGGATCTGGTTCACAGAAAAGGGGGGGGAATGCCCCCGAATATGAGAGCGTCACAAGCGTCACAAGCGTCACACGGATCGTCACGCCGGGCATTTTTGTGTGACGCTCAGGGTCCGTGACTCCCCCTGTAAGGGGGGAGTCACGACCAGCGTCACAGAGCCCCCGTCACAGCGATTGAGTCACACACCCCAAGGGGGAGGCGAGTCCAGGCATGGGCCGAATTACCAACACACTTGCGATCGGCATCGATCCCGGGATGACCGGCGCGATCGGTGCCCTGTCAGGTGCCGAGCCGGTGCTGATCGAGGACTGCCCGGCAGTATCTGGAAAATGTACACGGCGCGAGATCGACGAGCGGGGCATGGTCGACCTGGTTCGCAAGGTCGCACTCGAGCTGGCTGCGGGGCATGACGCAGTGCGATGCGTCATTGAGCAGCAGCGGGCCATGCCTCGACAGAAGGGCAGCGGGAAACTCATGACGAACTTCGGGATCTGGGTGGGCGCCGTGGCCGCGCTCGGTATCCCATACGAGATTCACACCCCGCAGGCGTGGCAGCGCGAGATGCTCGCAGGATTGCCGGGCGGCGGCTCGACGAAGGCCAGCGCTCGGATTGCAGCGGGCCGGCTCTTCCCTGACGCCGAGCTGGGTCCGAAGTCGCAGGATGGTCGGCCGGACGCTCTGCTGATCGCCGAGTATGCGCGGCGCATCATGATCGGGAGATGACGATGGCGAAGATCGAGATCGATGCTGCGGTCGGTGACGAGTTCATCTGCTCGGGTCAGATCTACCAGCTCGTCGAGTTCGAGAATGGTGCTCGCGCGGACGGGGCGCCGTCCAGATGGGCACGGCTTCGGACGGTCTGCCCGATGTGCGGTGTCGAGTTCAAGGCGACATCGGCGATCGTCACGAACGGACTCCCGAGGCGGTGCTCTCCATGCGTGAAGGCCGGCGCCCGCGGCAAGGTCAAGCCCCCTGTCCACGTTCAGCCGGTGCGGCGGCTTCGACCGGGGAGCACGCCCTGATGCGCTGTCGCAACTGCCACGTCGAGGCGCCGGTGCTCTTCGATCTCGAGACGCACCGACCCGCCGCGCTCAACGCCGCGCCGTCCCGGCCGTTCCAGAGCGTGATGCAACTCTGCTCGGTGTGCATGGCAGCGTGGCTCGCGGGGGATCCGCTCAGGGAGGAGGCAGCGTGAGCAGATCTACGGTGGGGATCGACAGGGTCTACCCGTGACCCTCCACCCGCCCCTCGGCCACGACTTCGACTCGGAGGCCATGGTCTGCCCGTGCGGTCGGACGTGGTGCGCGCACCAGGAAGACCCGCGTCCGTGCGACCGTGTGCTGCTGTCAAAGAGCCAGCAGCCGAAGCGAGCTGGGCGGCCGGTGGGCTCGATGTCCGAGGACTCGCTCGCGGGGCTCCGCGTGGCGATGGGGCTTCCCGCTTCGGCAGTGGCCGAGGCGCTCGGCCTGCACGAGTCGACGGTGATCCGCGCCGAGCAGGGCAAGGTGGGCGGCAAGGGCCGCGTGAGCCGGAAGGTGCGAGACGAGATCGAGGAGTTCCTCGAAGGTTACGGAGGGCGGGGGTGATGGCAGCGAAGCGAACGAAGCGACCGAAGCGGCCGGCGGCGAAGAAGCGGGAGGACGCCAAATCCGGCTCTCGGAAGGCTTCGAACAACGCGGGCCACGCGAACCTCATCCCCCCGAAGCCCGGCGAGGTTCGCAACCCCGAGGGCCGGAACCAGTACACGTACCGCCGCGAGTTCGAGCGGCAGTTCCAGCAGGCGATGACCGGGGAGTTCCCCGAGGAGCTACGACAGCTGCTCCCCTCTCACATTCAGAAAACGATTCCGAAGGGCGCCCCTGCCTCGGTCGCGCTGCTCTGGGTGATGCTGTCTCGGGCAACGCTCGACTCGAGCGACAAGGTGATCATCGACCTCATGAAGCGGCTGCTTCCGGCCGAGGCTCGCGGCACCGAAGACGATCCGATTCACATGGATCACGCAGGCAGTCCGCTCGCCGGGATCAGCGAGGAGACGCTGCGGGAGGTCTTGAAGCGTGGCGGCGGCAGCTGATATTGACCTCGACGACCTGGTGGAACCCGCTCGTCGCGAGCTCGCCCGACGTCGCCTGATCGACTTCACCGAGTACACGTACCGGAGCTATCAGGCTGGCTGGTTCTCGCGCGAACTGGCCGGCGCGCTCGAACGGTTCCTCGCCGACTGCGAAGCGGGCAAGTCACCCCGTCTCATGATCTTCGCCCCTCCGCGCAGCGGGAAAAGCGAACTCGTGTCGAGGCGCTTCCCTGCGTGGGCGCTCGGCCGCAACCCGAGCCTCCAGATCATCGGCTGCTCGTACAGCGACGCGCTCGCAGGTCGCATGAACCGTGACGTTCAGCGGATCATGGACGAGGACGAGTACGCGCGCGTCTTCCCTGACGCACGTATCCCCTCGCGCCGCGTGCGCACGGACGCGCGCGGGAAGCTACGCAACAGTGAGATCTTCGAGATGGTGAGCGGCGACGGCTCCTATCGAAGCGCGGGTGTCGGCGTTGGTATCACGGGCATGGGTGCCGGCATCCTGCTGATTGATGACCCGGTGAAGGATGCCAAGGAGGCGAACAGCGCGACGGTCCGCGAGTCGATCTGGGAGTGGTACACGTCGACCGCCTACACGCGCCTCGAACCGGGGGGCGGCGTGCTGCTCGTGATGACCCGGTGGCACGATGACGACCTCGCTGGCCGTCTCATGAAGGCGGCGAAGAAGGGCGAGGGCGATCAGTGGGAAGTGGTCTCGTTCCCGGCCATCGCCGAGCGCGACGAGGCGCACCGCACGGCGGGAGAGGCGCTCGACGAGTCCCGCTACCCGCTGGCCCGCTTGAAGGCGATCATGCGGACCGTCGGCTCCTACGTCTGGTCCGCGCTCTACCAGCAGAATCCAAGCGTCAAGGGCGGCGACGTCTTCAAGGGTGAGTGGTGGCAGTGGTACAAGGTGCTGCCGCGCATGCAGTATCGGATGATCTACGCTGACACCGCGCAGAAGACCCGCGAGGCGAACGACTACTCGGTTCTCCAGTGCTGGGGGAAGGGCGTCGACGGCGGGATCTACCTGCTCGACCAGGTGCGCGGCAAGTGGGAGGCGCCCGAGCTCGTCAAGAAGGCCGAGGCGTTCTGGGCGAAGTGGGGCCCGCCCGACGAGCGCCGGATCACGTGCCGCCAGATGAAGGTCGAGGACAAGGTCTCGGGAACGGGGCTGATCCAATCGCTGCGCCGCAAGAAGTCGATCCCGGTCTCGGGCATCGAGCGCCACACGGACAAGCTCACGCGGGCCGAGGACGGGGCGCCGATGATCGAGTCGGGCTACGTCTACCTGCCGGACCCCGAGCACAATGACTCGCCGTGGCTCTCGGACTACCTGATGGAGTTCGAGGCATTCACGCGCGAGCTGACACACGCTCACGACGACCAGGTCGACCCGACGCTCGACGCGATCAAGGACATGCTCGGGGGCACCGCCGATCTGTACTCGGGCGCGGTGACCTGATTTCCTGCACCCCCTGACCGCGCAGGCACTCTTCGCGGATGGCCGCCGCCCCTCTTCAGCCTAAGGTCGACGATCCGAACGTCATTCCGCTGACCGTCGACACGCTCCAGAACTTGATGTCGGGTCTGGGCACGGGGCGGGACAAGCGGGTCCACGGGGAGTTCGTCTTCTCGCGTCGCCTCACGCGCGCGGACGCGAGCGCGATGTACCTGAACCACTGGCTCGCCGCGTCCGTGGTCGACACGATCCCCGGCGACATGGTGCGCGAGTGGCGCGCAGTCTCAGGCCTCGATCCCGGCCAGCTCGACACCTACGAGGACGCCGAGTCGAGCTACGGAGTCAAGGAAGCCCTGAATCGCGCGATGAAGTGGGCGCGACTCTACGGCGGCGCGGGTGTCGTCATGTACGTCGACGGCGCGGGCGAGTTCCATGAGCCGCTCGACCTCGACCGAGTCAAGAAGGGCGCGCTTCGCTGGCTTCGTGTGGTCGATCGGCACTACCTGATCCCGGAACACATCGAGTTTCTCGACCCGGGCAGCCCGAACTGGATGGAACCGGAGCACTACCGGCTGGCGTATGGGCAGGATCTGATCCACCGAAGCCGTATCATCCGCTTCAACGGCATCGAACTCCCGCTCGACCTGGCGATGCGTGAGCATTTCTGGGGCGCCTCGATCCTCGAGCGAGCCTTCGACCCGATCCGGAACGCCGAGACAGTGATGGACTCGATCGCGGGCCTTGTGATCGAGGCGAAGGTCGACGTATTCAAGATTCCTGACCTATTCAACTTGCTGAAGACGGAAGAGGGCAAGAAGCTCATCATGGACCGGGTCAGACTCGGGCAGATGGGGAAGTCTTCGGTCAACGCTCTGCTCATGGACAGCGAGGAGGAGTACGAGCAGAAGCAGAGCGCGCTCGCCCAAGGGCTCGCCCCGCTCGTCGAGCAGTACCTCGTCCCGGTCTCCGCGGCCTCGGACATTCCGGTGACGCGGCTCCTGGGCACATCGGCCAAGGGCCTGAACGCGACGGGGGAAGGCGACCTCGCGACGTACTACGACTCGGTGAGCGCCATGCAGATCGGCAGCCTTTCGCCGCAGCTGGCGACGCTCGACGAGGTGCTCCTGCGCTCGACGTTCGGCACTCGGCCCGAGGAGTTCGCAAGCGAGTGGAGGCCGCTGTGGCAGCTCGACGGGAAGGAGCTTGCCGAGGTCGAGTACATCCGCGCGCAGCGCGACGACCTCAACATCGCGAATGGCCTGATCGAGCCCTACCACGCAGCCGCCGAGCTCCAGGAGCAGGGGACGTACTCGACGCTCGAAGGCGAGCACGTTGCGCTGCTCAAGGGCGCGGCGCTCGAGGAGGATCCCGAGCCCGATCTGCTACTTGACCCGCGGATGGCGCCGCCCACGTCGCCGGAGTTCGGCACCGAGAACCTCGAGGTGTAGCCGGTGTCGCTCGACCTCGGAGCGATCATCGCGGCAGAGCGGCCGGGCAAGCGCCGCCCGAAGCGCCGCAACCCGAAGACGATGGCCCCAGTCGCCCCCCGTCGCACCGACGAGGTGTGGCTCGAGCGGCGACTCGCGGGCCTTGCAGCCGAGGTGCAGCGCGAGCTCGAAGAGCTGATCAGTGAGACGCTGTCCGAGGTCGACGTGACCGCGACGCAGGATGCGCTCACACTCGACCGCGACCCCACAAAGAGCACCCCGAAGCTCGCACCTCGGCGCCGGGTGAGGGTATCTCCGCCGCAGGCACAGGCCCTGGAGACGGCGCTTGCCGAGATGCAGCAGCGCATGACGGGGCTCGACCGGCTCGCGACAAAGATCGCCCGCCAGTTCGTGAGCCGCGTGGACACGGCACACCGGAAGCGGTGGTACGCGCAGCTGAAGTCGGCGACGTCCGTGGACCTCGAGAAGATCGTGGTTGGCGAGGGGCTCGGCTCGGCGGTCGCGCGGTCGATCGACGACAACGTGAAGCTGATCAAGAGCATCCCGCAGGAGCACCTCGGGCGGGTTCGGGATCTGATCGACCGCGCCGTGATGCAGGGCGAGGCCCCACCTGGCGGTATGCGCGCGGAGCTTCAGCGGATCGGCGGCATCACGCGCAAGCGCGCCCAGTTCATCGCTCGCGACCAGACCGCGAAGCTCAATTCAGAGCTCGCGCAGGCGCGCGCGCAGGCGATCGGGATCACCGAGTACATCTGGCGGACGAGCGGTGATGACCGGGTGCGCGAGTCTCACGCCTCGAAGAACGGGAAGCGGTTCCGCTACGACAGCCCGCCACCCGACACCGGCCACCCGGGCATGGACTACCAGTGCCGGTGCACCGCGCGCCCGGTGATGCCGGACTGATCCCGGGGATTTCCTGCACCCCGAATCCCGCTCCCTACGGTCCCGGCGATGCTGATCGAAGACCGTATCGACGTCACGCAGCGCACGAAGACCGACGAGGGCTTCCTCGTCGTGCCTGCCACGTTCGCGCGCGTCGGGATCCAGGCGTACACGGCTCGGCAGGTTGGCATCCAGGACGGCGACCCGATGCGCCTGATCAGGGTATACCGGCCGCCTGAAGAGGTGTTCCGGCCGGAGAGCCTCAAGAGCTTCGAGCGCAAGCCTGTCACGAACGAGCACCCGCCGGCCGGAACTTCGGTGACCGCCGACAACGCGCGCGAGTACGCGGTGGGCATGTCCGGTGAGGAGGTCGTCCAGGACGGCCAGTTTGTGAAGGGCTCGATCACGATCCATGACGGCAACGCCGTGCGCGCTGTGGAGAGCGGCAAGCGCCAGGTGTCGCTCGGGTACGAGTGCGAGTTCGAGATGACATCGGGGAAGACCCAAGACGGTCTCGACTACGACGCCATCCAGCGAAACATCCGAGGCAATCACATCGCGATCGTCGCGCGTGGCCGGTGTGGCCCCGCCTGCTCGATCGCAGATGGCGCCGAATGTGACGGTACCTGCAATCACGAAGGGGGAGATCCCGTGAAGACCCAGAAGATCAAGGTCGGCGATTCCGAGTTCGAGGTGCCCGAGTCCGTGGCCCAGCACATCGCCCGCCTGACCACCGACATGGAGGAGGCCGAGAAGAAGGCCAAGGACATGGAGGAGGCGAAGGCGAAGGCGGACGAGGACAAAAAGAAGTCCGAGGACGAGGCCGAGGAGGCCAAGAAGGCCAAGGACAAGGCCGAGGCCGCGCGCGACGCCGCGCTCGAGAACACCGTGAGCAAGGACGAGGTGCAGGCCCTGGTCGCCGATCAGGCCGAGTTGCTCGTCGTCGCGAAGCGCCTCGAGCCGACGCTCGACGCGAAGGGGCTCTCCGCGAATCAGATCCGACGCGAGGTCGTGAAGGCCAAGCTCGGCGACAGCGCGATCGAGGGCAAGAGTGACGCCTACATCGAGGGGCGCTTCGAGGCGCTCGCCGAGGGCGGCGGCGAGTCGGCCCGCTTCGATCGGCGCAACCCGATCACCGAGGATGGCGCCGACACGCGCACCGGGCCTCAGAAGGCGCACGACGAGGCGTCGAACGCGCTCGAGAACGCCTGGAAGAAGTCGGCGGCCTGATCGTCGCGGGAACCGCAAACCGGGCCGCGCGGCCTGACTGGGGAGATCACAGATGGGTGTTCAGAACAGCTACGAGGTCGGGCACAAGGCGCTTCTGCCCGGCCAGCTTGCCGAGGCGGTTGGCGCCGAGATCGTGAGCCGCGTGGCATCGGCCGCGGTCGGCTTCGGTCTGGCCGTCGTGCGCATGGCCGATCAGACGGCGCGCGTGGCCAACGCCACGTCGCAGGCGTTCCTCGGTGTGTCGCACCGGAGCGTCGCCCGCAACGCGGACGGCTCGCAGGTGACGCAATACGAGGACGGCGAGATGGTCGAGATCGCTCAGAAGGGCGTCATCGGTGTGGTCGTCGAGGAGGCGGTGTCGGCTGGGCAGCCGGTGTGCTTCCGCCACACGGGTGCCGGCACGATCGGGGCGTTCCGAAACGACGTGGACGGCGGGGATGCAACGCTCATCGTCGGGGCGACGTTCGAGAGCGATGCGGGGGCCGGCGAGGTTGCCAAACTCCGAATGCCCTACGCGAACTGAGCCTGAGCCGCATCGAACTTGATGCCCGGCGATGAGGCTGGGCTGTGGGGGGAAGA